CATCTCTGATTGTCGATTGGTCGTTTGAGGAAGAATGCAACGAAGAGAATAAGCGCGAATTGTTGCGCGAGTCGCCAGCACTGGCAGAAGCATTAGACCGTGCGGCTAGTCGTCGTGCAAATTTTACCAAGCGGCTCTCAGCGAACTCTACGACTACGCAGAAAGGTGGCACTGGTTCGCGCAGCCGCAAAACCAAAAAGACAAAAACCCAATAACGCGCTATACGCACCTTAAACGCTCGATTGAGGCTTGCAAGAAGCGAAACATACCGATACCGAAAGAGTGGGCGAAATTACCCACACTACCCGATAAGGGCGCTTACATTTGGCAATGGTATCGTGAGCTGGACGGCGACTATTCGGCGGTGAATATGAAAGCGTATTTTGACTTGCATGGTATTGAGCCTGAACAGTGGGAGCTTGATGCGTTGAAGGTGCTTGTTAGGATTGGGCGGAGTGAGGTGAAAAAGCCAGAAAAGTGAAAGGGGCGTTATGCCCCTTTTTATGCCCCAGTAAAACCGCCATCATCCGTATTGCAGCCATCGTCATACCCGATGTTATAACAACCCCTCCGACATCGCCAAATAACTCTTCTGCTCGCTTATTCATCGCTTTCATAATTTCCTCCGCTGTTGGACTTCCTGATATTAAGGTAACTGTGTCGTCAGGTTTGTACTCATCCTGATAGACATTTAGTATAACTGCTTTTCTATCCAGTGTCTTTCGTTTCACTTCCAATACCGATAGTTTTTGCTTATATCAAGGTTGCTAAATACAGTCTCAAGCATTGCTTTTATGGCTGGCCAGTGTTGAATTCTGGTGATTCTTTTTGCTTCATCTCGAATTTTATTGGCAACATCGAACGGTTGTTGTTCAAGTTTTTTCTCAAGAGTTTTAATCTCATCGTAAGCCTCATCCAATTCACAATAAACACATGACCGCTCAAGATTGCCGTGTTCGCATTCACCTTTTATTGGCATAGTAAATCCTCCAGCTTTACACCGCCGCTAAGTAACTTGGCTATATTTTTGCGTGTTATCGACTTGTAAGCCTCGCAGCAAAGCCTGCCTGATAGTTCTGGTGTTTCATCTTCAAAAATAAATTGAATTGTCTTGCCGTTAACCTTGTCGCTGTCAATGTATATAGACCAGTTATAGTCGTCTATGTGCTGACTATTTTGGTCAGCCATTTTCTTAGGCAGGTCGTTGTAATAACGGCTCATGTGAACCTTATACTTAACGCCACCTACATTCATTCCCTTTACCCTGCTTCTGAATTTTTTCACGTTACCTCCTGTCTGATTTAATCGAATTCTCAAAAGACTCCGCCTCATGACCTAATAAGCAAAACAAGCCAACTAAAAAGCACATATAAAAATAAAAGCAGATTCCTGTGAAATAGTCTTGAAAAGCTAACTCCCCTCTAGCGTCAAGCCTCATAAATCCTAAGTAAACCCCAACAATAGCCATAAGAATTACAAAAAAAATAAACATTTTAAACATTACTTACTCACCCTTTTATTTTCCTGAATGTATACACACAGACCTTTACCATAAAAGGAAAGACATAATATCCAATTAGCCATGAAGCTATTATGCACCACACCCAAAATGAAAAAATCAAAAGCTCCTGAATTTCATTGTGTCTTTCTAATAATTGCTGGTATTTTTCACACCCCATAATCAAACCCTTTTGTAAATCTGGTGAATAACATCGCTCTGCTGCGTCAACCCTGCACCGTCTATTGCATCAAATATCGCCTCTGATAAATCAGAATAACTATCTAATCCGAGTGACGGGTCAATCAAAAGGTAAACAACAGTGTAGCAGTGTTCACCACTATCGTCAGGGTCTTGTTTAACCTTAGTCTCAATCCTGTAATCAGCAAAGCCAATTCGATGTGCTGTGTAGTCAATAAGCAGAGACATTAGCTCTGCTGTTTTTTCTTGGGTCATTTTATGTCTCCTTTTAAACTCACCCCAACCATACCACACAATCTAGACCTATCTGGTCTGACCAGTTATACTAACACCATAACCTCCATCACGGCGCAGAGCGAATGGCAACAGCAACACTCGAATTAAGAGCAGACAGTCGGCAGGTACGCACAGCGACGCGTGACCTTAGGAATCTTGAGCGACAAGGCTCAGGCACGGAGAATGTCATCAATGGCATTCGCAACGCCTTTGTAGCGCTCGGCAGTGCCGCCGTTATTGGGCAAGCGGTGCGCACGACTGCAAATTTCTCACAAGCTGTTGCTGATTTATCTGCAATTACTGGTGCAACTGGTCGAGACTTACAGTTCTATCGTGACCAAGCCGCAGAGATTGGGCGCACAACGACGCTAAGCGCAAGCCAAGCTGTTGAAGCCTACCAGCTTATTGCTTCTGCATCGCCTCAGCTATTGTCAAACGCCGAAGCGCTAAACGCTGTTACACGCGAGGCTGTAACACTCGCAGAGGCAACAGGACAGGACTTGCCCACAGCGGCGAAAGCGCTAGGCTCGGCTTTAAATCAGTTTCAGCTTGACGCTAATCGAGCAGGCGAAGTCATCAACATCCTTGCTGCATCTAGCCAGCTTGGTACAGCGCAAGTCGCTCAAGTCACTGAGGCGTTAAGAAATGCGGGTCCCGCTGCGCAGGCTTTAAACATCGACCTAGCTGAGACGGTTGCAGGGATTCAAGCTTTAGCGGCAAGCGGTCGTGAAGGCTCAGACGCTGGTACAGCATTGCGTCAAGTTATGCTGCGCCTTGAGCGAACAGGCGACCAAGCGCTACAGCCATCCGTTGTTGGTTTGACTAGCGCGCTAGGTGAGCTTGCAAGCCGAAATTTGTCAAACACTGAATTGATGAAGCTGTTTGGCGATGAGGCTTTTAGTGCTGCAACAGCAATACTTGGGCAGCGCGACACGCTTGAGCGTCTAAACGTTACGCTACGAGGTACAGAGACAGCCTACGAACAGGCTGCGACCCGTACTGACACATTTAGCGGTGATTTGAAAGCTTTGCAGTCTGCGGTTGAGGGGTTGCAGCTTCAAGCTTTGAGTGACAATGTAAACGGTTTTGCTAGACAGGCGTTGCAAGCCGCAACTGGTGGCGTTAATGCGTTAACTCAAGAGGTCGGATTTTTAGACCAAGCGTTTCAAGATTCAGCTGCATCTGCTGAATTTATCGCTAAGGGTATAGCCGTTATTGGTGACATATCAAGAGGTCTTGTTCAAACCTATACTGTGCTAAAGCTTGGATTCCTAGAGGCACAAAAGGCGGCGTTTGAGTTTGGTGCAGCGCTTGAATCTGAGTTTCAAGACGTAGCCAGAAGCGCGGCAGAATCTGTTAATGAGATAATTAAAGCATACAACGCTTTACCACTCTCTGATATTGACCTTATTCCTGTTGACGCAGAAGAGCGAGCAGGTAGGTATCAGACAAAAATAAACAGCTTGGGTATTGAGATAAGCGAGGCTAGATTTCAGCTTAACACACTGGCTAATGAGCCTTTGCCAACAGATAAGGTTGACGAATACTTCTCTAGCTTTGAAAACGGCAAGCAAAAAGTAAAAGAAGCTTCTGACAATATATTAAAACTAAAACAGATACCGCTTAATGGTGACGGCAACACCCCCGACATGAATCAGGGCGGAGAGTCTCAGCTTCCACAATGGCTTGTAGACCAACTCGACCAAGAGCGCGAATACTACGATAATAGTAAAGCGCTTGCGGAAGATGCGGCGAATTTTGTTGCTGAGCAGGAGGCAAGAAAAACACAAGCGCGAATTGCTGCGCTTAACTCAGCGTCTAGTTTGTTCGGCTCGCTTTCTGACATCGTATCAAAAACAAGCGGTGAGCAGTCAGACGCTTTCCAAGCCTTGTTTGCTCTCAGCAAAGGCTTTGCAGTAGCTAACGCGTCACTTAACTTGTACTCAGCTATATCGCAAGCGCTTGCCGACCCCACCGCACTAACACCTGCACAGAAGTTTGCTAACTATGCGGCAATCGCAAGTGCAGCGGGCGGTTTGGTGTCATCAATACAAGGTATTTCTTTTGACGGAGCACGCCGCCAAGGCGGACAAGTAATCGGCGGCAATCAATACCTTGTCGGTGAAGATGGACCCGAAGTCGTCAGCATGGGCGGCAACGGTCGTGTTACACCGTTTAATCAGTTGATGAAAGAGGCAGGTGGAGCACAGTCAACGCCTAACTTCAAAACAGAGATTTACAACATGGCGAATGGCGTCGAGGTTAAATCAAAACAACCACGATGGAGCAACGAGGATAAAGCATGGGTGCTAGGTGTCGTTGTGGAGAGCTTAGACCAACGCCGCGATGTATTCAAAGGCATAGAGCGAAACACAACAGCAACAGGTAAGGCAAGATAATGGCAGCTATTGACTATCCAAGCAATTTACCCGCGCCGAGCCAAAGCGGTTATTCGCGTACACGCGACTGGGGCTTTGAAACGTCAGAGCCAGACAGCGGACCGCTTTATAAGCGTAGACGCACGTTTGATGTATGGGATAGATACCCCATCACATGGCAAAACATATCAGAGGGCGAGGCGTTTGCACTTGACCGCTTTGTACGCATCACGCTCGACAACGGACTAAAACCGTTCAATATGGAAGTTTACAGCGACGGCGTACTGATTGAGCGCGAAGTTAAGTTTATTCGTGCGCCGCAGATTACTGGCACAAATGCGCTTACAACAAGTTACAGCGCAGAGATTTACTCGCGTGAGGTATCAACGCCTTACGATGCATTGTCAAGTGAATGGGAGCAATACCTTGTTGCGCAGGAAGGCTCAGTGCTTGACGGTATGGCAGAGCTAGACAGGATTGTAAACGCGGAGTTTCCAAGCTAATGGCTGAATCAACATTAAAAGCGTTCTATCGCACAAAAGCGCTCGACCAAGTTAAGTACACAACGCTTGAGTTTCATAATCCGAATGCAGGTACGCGCAGATTTGTTACTGAGCAAGTTGAAGATAAAGATTTTCTAATCGAGTCGGGCGCACCATTAAACGCAGGCGAAGTCGTTACATTCCAAGCGGTTGCATTCTCTGCTCCTGAGCCTGAGCAATCAGAAAACGGTGCGATGCTCAACATCGATATGGGTGCGATTGGGTTTGAAGCAAAGCCTTACTTAGAAGCTGTCATGACGCAATGGCCTCAGCGGTTGGACGTGCGCTACCGTCAATACTTATCGGGTTATAGTCAACCTCAGCTAGTTGTGTATCTTGAGGGTGCAGAAGTAACAATCAATGATAGCGTTGTGTCTATACAGGCAGAGCAAGTCAACCAAGCGGCTAGAAACATCGCGGTTCTTTACGACACTGAAACCTATCCTGGACTACGGAGAAACGCATAATGGAAAGTCCAAGAAAGCATATTGAGCGCATGGTAGGGTTGCCGTGGGTGCAAGCAAGCGACGACCCTGTTAATGGCGGCGTTGACTGTTGGGGTGCTGTTGTGTACTCATACAAGTGTATTGATTGCATTACACTACCAAGCGCAACTAACCGCATGGCGTGTGAACTAGATGCAAGCGCACAGTCTGACATGCAAGATTATTACGAAGTAAAACCACGCACTGAACGCTCTATATTCTGCTGTTATGACAAAGACGGCAGCATGGTCCATATAGGGCGAGTTTTGGCGGGCAAGGCGTATCACTCAGTCGGCACGCCCGATAATCCGCGCAAAGTCTGCTTGTGGAAACTTGATTACTTAGAAGATTTGTATAACAAGCAAGACGGCTATGTTAAATACATTCAGTACAGAGGCTATCAATAATGCCAACGATTGTCATACAGCCTGATATTACCAAGCCTGCAAAAGAAATTGTTCGCGTCGATGACTGTAACTTGCTCGACTTTTTGGTTGATAGCAAATGGGATTACTTAGGCGACACAAAAGGACGCTTGCAGACTTATTTAAACGGCAATCTTATTGCTGACAGCGGCACGATGTCGCTTGATAAATGTAACGATGCGCTGTCAAAAGCGAATATCGGCAGTAGCGACCAAGTGTTTATCGCTGTTTCTCCGCTTGGTTTAGACCCGCTTACGCAGTCTTTGATTATTGGTGCGGTTGTGGCGGTAGCGACATTCGCATTTCTGCCTGAGCCTGAAATCCCCAACAACATGGGGCAATCGAAGTCTAGCCCGAACAACCAACTATCAGCAGCTTCAAACGAGTTCCGTGTTGACCAAGCTGTTCCTGACATTTCTGGCAAGCTGCGCGTGTTCCCTGATTTTGTACAAAACAGCTATTACATATATGAGAACAACATCAAGAAGTTTGTTGAAGTTTTTTGCATAGGCTATGGCTATATTGATGGTACTCTTATTCGTGATGGAGAGACGCTATTTGACGATATAACAGGATCAACTGCTACGGTCTATCAGCCTAATGATACGATGCCTGATTTAGCCGATGTGCGCGCAGTTACAAATGCTTCTGACAAAGAGATATTGCCGCCAAATGACAGCGGTTTGACTCAATCTTTTACTGGCGGTGAAACTCGCGGAACGGGCGTTAATACAGTAGAGCTACCGAATCAAGCTGTTGAACCTCTGCTATTGGAAATAGGAGACGAGATAGAAGTAATAGGTGATTATTCGTTTGAGCTTGTTAATGGCAGGGGGATTATTGTAAGCATTACAGATTTAGGAACGCGCACTGAAATTGTTATTGATGACAGCTTCGGTCAAGCTGAGTCAAACTTTGACGGTACTATCACAAAATTAAACGCTGTACCGTATTTCAAGATGCAGGGCTCAAGTATTGAAGAAATACGATTTCATGTTGTATGCCCTCGCGGCGTTAGAAGTGAAACCGATGGTGTCTTAGAGATAAACTTTTCTTTGCAAGCGCGTGAGATTGATGCAAACGGCGACCCAACAGGCACAGAGGTTACAAAATCAGTTAGCATTAGAGCGAATACGCTTAATGAGCAAAACAGGACGTTTTATCTAGACTCGTCGGACGGTTTAGCACCAAGCCGATATGAGGCAAGAATCAGAAGAACGACAAACCAAGAGCCCTCTCCCGGCTCTGATTTGTGCTTACTAGAAAGATTGGAATCAGTAACTTACTACACACCAAACTTTGGCTTTAAAACGCATTTAATCGCCAACAGAAGTGCGGGCGCACAAGAGACAAGCGGAAGAAATAAAGTCAACTTGGTTGGACAGCGTTTGCTTGAGCTATTCGACCCAGTTACTGGTACGTTCGACGATGGTAACTTTACGGCAACGCGTTCTTTTGCTCAGTACGTGATGTACTTGCTTGTCAAGCGTGGGAATATCCCATTGGCTGACATTGACTATGAGGCGCTGTTCGCTATTGAAGATAGCTTGTCAACACCCGAGCTAGGCTGGTACGACTTTTCAACCGACGATGAGAACGTCAGTTTGCTTGCGCGTGCGCGCTCAGCGTGTAACCTTGCGCGTGTCAGTTTAATACAATACTTCAACAAGTTTTACTTTGTGCGCGATGAAGCAC